AACTAAACTATTTGATGTAGTCCCTGTTACTTCATAAAAGACTGCACGGGTAAGATAAGCCTCATAAGCGCTTTTATTTGCAGGTGATTTATCATGTGCATTTGGCATCGGCAAATATTTTTCACCTTTAGCCTTAACTGCATCTTCACCTTCACAAACATCATCAAGTTTTTGCCAGTATGGCAAGTTCTTAACATATTCAGCATGTTGAAAAGTTACATCACTCATCGAGCAAATCCCATATCAGCAAAGAAGGCTTCAAAACCTCCATTCAATTCATTAAATGCATCTGAACCAGCATCAACTTGGTCGTCATGCGTTCCATTTGGAAAATTGCGAAGCTCTTCAATAAAGTCTTTATTCCAATCACCTCTAAGCATTCTCACGTTACCCACGTTAACTTGTGCCGCAAAAGGTTGTGCACGTGTGAGTTTGTCTCCCGAAACTGGTTTGGCTTTGACGTCATATCCTGCAAGAAGTTTTACGAATGCACTTGCTTGTGATTTACCAGCTTGACCAGGATCTTGAGGAATCCTTACCGTTACGCCCATCCCATCTAACTCTGTGACTTGTTTTAAGCGCTTATTGACATTGTCTGGACCAAGTTGCCCTTTGGTTACATCAACGATATAGGTAAAGCCATCTGCACCAAGAGCTTCTCTAACACCTGCTGTAAAGTCACCTTCATTCTCTGTAGCGCCAAAATCCCATGCCCTTACTTGCTTCACTACATCTGCAGGCAAAGCATCAACAATTTGAATATTGTCGGGCTTAAAAAAACCGCCTGCTGGCGGTGATGGCATTTGTCGGTACTGCCCGGCAAATACATATGGTGCGGCTTGCTCCATTAGCCTCAATTTTTGGATATTGTGCTTTGCTGGCCACAGTGCGGATCCATCTTCCTGAATAGCCGAAAGACATAGATGCTCCCAAACCTCACCGTTACCACCAGCTACAGGAACGCCGTCTTTTCTATCACCTAGCAGCCATCCTGCCAAATCATCTTCATGAAGACGCTGCATAATGACAATAATTGGCGTTTCTGGTGAGTTAGTACGAGACTCAAGGGTATTTTGGAACCAGTCAATTACACCTTCACGGATAGTTTTTGATTTGGCTTCATCAGCCTTATGCGGGTCATCAATGATGATGCAACCACCAAAGCCTTCACGCATTTTGCCTGCACCAAAACCTGTAATGGTACCGCCAGTCCCAGTCGCATAGCAGACTCCGCCTGCATCTGTGCGCCAGAAATCCTTAGCTTTACTATCCTCACGTAATTTAAGATCAGGAAAGACCTTTCTATAAGCCTTTTCTTGAACCATATTACGAGTCTGAAATGCATTATTTGCGGCAAGCATTGCCGAGTAACTGATATGAATAAACTCACAGTCAGGCTTCTTTCCAAAACACCAAGCCATAAAATTAATTACAGCAATTTCAGTTTTAGAATATCGTGGTGGGACGTTAATAATTAACCGCTTAGTCTCACCGCGATAAACCTTCATCAAAGCTTCACAGATTTCTAAGTGGTGCCAATTTTGCATCCATTTATAACCACGGCGCTCCTTAAACATGTACCTTGTGAAGAAATATAAATCTTCTTGCGCCTCGATCCGGATGGCTTTATCCCGAGCCGCATCAGTACTCATCTAAAACTTCCCTCCGCGCTTTTAAGTAATCTTCCATTGGAACTGGAATTTCAGAATTAACCGTTTGGACTGGTCCGCCGTCTTTACCTGTTATTTCTTGGCGATTAGTAAATTGACCACCAATGTCTTTAGCGGCTTGCTCAAGAATTTTTAATGAAAATAAAGGATTCTTTGCGTGTACTGCATATTGTTTTTCTAGCCGTTGTAACCTAACAGTTAGATTAGCAATTGGAATATTTAAAGGCTTTTCTAAAAACTCTTTACGAGTATGTTCAAATTCTTCCTTCAATTCCTGACTCAGATCTTTACCTGCTCGTTTAGTAGGGTCATACCTTTCACACTGTTGGCGTGAGATCTTGACCTTAAATTCTTCGTTGACGAGATCTACTGTCTCTTGAGGAGTATTAAACATTGCAAGTGACCGTACTATATAGAGTTTTATCTCTTTTTTAAGTGCTGCCATAAACCTCTTCCTGTCAACGTACGTCAACGTAAACAGGCAAAAAAATTAAGCCAGTTTTAGTAGACAAGTGCCACATGCATGGGCAATTTTTGCTTTTGAAATAGTAGGACCTGCATTAGCTAAATCCACCATTTGTTGTACGGCGTCATTTGCGCCATATCTACCAACTACACCATGAAATTCTTCAACATCATGGCCCCTTAAATAATGCTTTGGCATTCCTGTAATTGGGCTCAAGATCATATCGCCCTCATCTGTACGCTTTACACCTATGTGATAAAGTTCATGTTCAATAAGAGCACAAAAATCTATATCACTGCATTCAGATGCATAGCGAGCATCTATAGTGATTATGTATTCAGGAATATAGCCAAACCAATTTATCATTTGTCTTTCTTGGCGCATCTTTTGCCATCCCCCTGCACGAAACATAACCCTCTCAGTTTGCCCCAATACAACTTGACCAGCTTTTATAAATGCAGTTGATGCCCATAACACTTTAAAAAAACGACTACCAAAATAAGTTAAATGGTCGTGATCAGGATTATGCAATGGTGAGTTTGAATCAATGAATGTATCCCAAATCCAGTTCTCAAGTTCTTTTGAAGGCTCAAAGTCTACGCTGTCATAATTAGGATCTAATTTAAGTAAGCGCTCTGGTGGCTCTGGTCTTTTCATAGAAAACCCTCTGGCTTATTGTTGAGCCGGGCAATTAATTTATTTTGCTTTGCTATGGCCAAAAAAAATCGCTCATCTAAGTGAGCGATCTCTTCTTCTGTTAGGCCTTTGGTTGTGCAACTGCCTGTGTGATTTAGCTCTGTTTGGAGCTGTCTAATCTCATTTATGTTTTTTTGAATATCAGTCATAGATGCTCCAAAAAGAAAAAGCCCCGCTAGATGCAGGGCTTTTTTGGTAAATTTTAAAATTTAAGAGTTAAAAACCATACTTTGCTTTAAACTCGTCAAAAGTAATAGTTTTCCCATTACTACAAACATAAACTTCTTCTTCATAGCTTTGAGATTGATCATATTCACAATCTAAATCGTATAAATATGCTTTGAATTCCTTTTTACCACTATATTTTGTGTGGGAGATATACCCAAAAGTTATAGTTGGTATGACGGCAACAACAAAAATGACGGCTATAGTCTCAAAATTTAGTCTATTTTGTTTTTGAGCTGAATAAAGTGAATAAGCTACAAAAATGGAAGCCCAAACTATCCCAGAGTAGAAAAGTAATTTATTTTCTTGAGATACCAAAATTAGAGGAATAGCCCATATTAAAATATGTATAAAATTTTTCATAAAATATTTAATTAAATGATGTGCAAACTAATGAGAACCACGTCTCATTTTAGCATAAATTTTAACTAAGAAAGATATGGATATTTTTCAGCTAGATACTTATTATCGATTTTAGTTGTTTCAGCATAAGGCCTTTCAGCACAAAGCCAAAAACGATAAGTTTGCCATTCTACAATATAGCTCTGGCGGTTGTAGGTTGATTGCTTGCTAGAATCTTTCTCACTGGCTTCAAAGAATGTACCCACACTGTTATTTACAACTTCACCATTTAAATCAATGCTAATACTAATATGCATTGAGCTAATCCATATAATTATGAATAGCAGTTTAATATAAAAGAAAAAGCCCCGCCAATAATCGATATTTAGCGGGGCTTCCTGTGCCGTAATACGTCCGGCAAATTAAAAGTTATTTAAAATAATTTACTACCTTTGATTTCATAATTGGATCGACATCTTCTTGTAAATAAAAGCATTCGCGATATTTTTGGATCAATAAATGGATGAATTTTTGTTTATCTGGAACTGTATGTGCCAACATAATTTGTGCTGAAGCTGTAATTAAATTATTAGATTGTCTTATCAAAGTCAGAACTAGATTTACATCAAAGCCCATTACATCACGAGTAAAAGAATGTTTACCTGTATGGACAAATGAATTTAGTTGGTTGAGATGATACTTTTTAAACTCAACAAACATATTAATTACAGGTTTAGCTGGCAAATCAGCTTTATGAAGCATTTCTAACATTTCACTTAAGGATGGGCATGTATCTTTGACAAACTGCTCTTCAAAAGTATAGCCAAAACTTAATTTTGAAATTTGAAAATTAGATGCGCAAAACAATAACCAATAGGCTCTTACGGCAGACTCGAACTGAGCACGAGATAAAACCATTGCTTGAATTGGCATGTCTAATGTTAATAAGGTGTTAACCCCAATTCCATGTTCAAATGAAATATAAATACATTGCTCAACCAAATCTAATCGTGGCCCACAATCGATTACTGTACTATTTCTGATCTCTTCTTTAAGTTCCAAAATCATATTTAATGATTTTTCTAAAAGGATTCCCCGTTCCATAAAACTTCTTTTCTAATTTATTCTAATGAAATCAAATTATAAATTAAAAAACCCGCTTCTAAAAAGAAACGGGTCACAAAAACAAAAACTTTCAGCGCAGTATTTGAAATGAATCATATATGGATATTCATATATGCGCAACTACAAATTCAATTTTGAAATCCATAAAAAACCACCCTCCTAAAAGAGTGGACTAGTGAATTTCACTAAAACCTGAAATCCTAAGCATGTTTCGCTTAGTATTTATATCTTATATGGTTTACAAACCGTTAACAATTAACAGAACTCAAGCGTTTTCTGACACTTGTTGTAAGTAAAAAGCTAGTTTTTAGGTGCTCTCAAAATACCTAAGACCTTTTCAGACATATCATGTAAGTCAGATCCAATTGGCAACCAGAAATGGAACACTGTATTGTCGCGGTTAAAAACTTGCTTGTAGTATTCAGTTTTAAAAGATGGGTCGATATCAGAAGCTTGAAGTAATCGCCCTTCTTTTTCTATCTTTTGCCCGTCAAGCTCACCACCAACACAGATATTCATTTTATTTACCAGTTTTTAATTAGACTGGACTATAGCACAAAAGAAAACCCCACCAATCGGCGGGGCTGTAAAAAAAGTATTGCAAAGACAGGATTTGAACCTGTGGCTGGCTCGTATAGAAGTATTAACCTTCACTCACCAGTCTTGTTAATATCACCATTAGACCACTCTGGCACATTGCAACACAAACTTTAAATTATTTAGGCTGCTTGAACATATTAGTGAAAATCTTCTGGCTTTAGGCCCGATACCAAACTAGGTCTTTTTTTTACTAGTTCCAGAAATTCAGGCGCGAATTCTTCAACAATCCTTTGCCCTTCTTCATTCTTTCTTTCAACCTTTACCCACTCTTTTGTTGACTCAACAACCTTCCATTCAAAAGGTAAATTAACGTGTTTAACAACATCTGGAGATTTGAACTTTTTCATAAGGGAGATACCATAAATCATTTTTAGAGTCTTCATAATGATGCATTTAGCATATAATTTCAACACCTAAATTTAATCTAAGTTATTGTTCGCTATAGCAAATTTTTTATTTTCCCACACTTTCTGCATTCTTTGATTGGGTCTTTGTTGTAATCCAATTCATGTTCCCAACAATGCCAACAGAATACTTGCTTAATGATTCGGAGCATGTGACCTCCAGAATTAATTGCCACAGCTTTATAACAGTACTGTGGCCTACCGCTACTCACTTACTTTATAAAACCACTGGATGGGCACAGTATTTTACGTTTCAGCTTTCATCTCGATTTAGGGCGGGGCATCACTCCCAATCTGGTATGTATTTCCTGCATATCCCATCCATGCGCGATGAACTGCATGGGTTGTGCATTCTTTCGTGGTGCCTAGACGTGCTTGCTTAAACAGTCTTAAGCTAATCAGCAAGCTTTAGATAATGGGTTTTAAGATTTCTGTTGCTCCAGAAATGCAAAAAGCCCATCTATCAAATGGGCTTAAAAACAATTTTGGTGCAACGCTTATAACTTCGTCCCACCATATCACAAATCTAAACCAAGTGTGCTGCACTGTCAAGATTGCAATACCTCTATTTTCCCATCCAAATAGGCCAAGCCTTTATCAATTTCTGCACGCACTTTTGCCTTGCTACATTTATGAACATTGGCAATTGTTAAATAAGACCAATCATTCTCATAATAAAGTATTAAAAACCAAGCCCTTTCTTGTAAAAATTCTCTACTATCGTTGTGCATCTTAGCAAGTAGTTTACTTACCTCAACTGCCTCATAATCTTCTATTTCACATGGCATCGAAATCTTGCTTGATCTAACTCTAGTTGTGTCATTTTGGTCAATTAAGCAAGCAAGCGGATTAGCTGAAACTTTAAATTTTGTTGATCTTACCCATAGACCATATTGTTCTAGCCACTGATGTGCGGAACGTTTAGACCAGTCCATTGTCTTGTTATTAACTTTTGCATTCATGTTTAAACTTCCCTCACATCAATATTATGAACTGTTTTCATAAGGTGTTTTTTATTTCGATAACTTGGCAATTTGCGTGTTGCTACAGATTTTACATCTTCAACGACAAATTCACCCTGTGCCGTGAAGTAGGTGAAATCAGCAAAATATCTAAGTGCAGGTTTTGCTCGTTTCTCCCCTTCGATTTTTGTCTTGGGCGCCAATTCAAATTTTGTGTGATGCTGCAATTGTTTAATTTCACCTCGTTGTTGTAGAGCCTTTAGCTCGATATACCGTTTGTATTCTTTAGTACTGTCAAAAGTCATTCCGTCCAATTTAATTTTTGAAGCATTAAACTTATTGCGGCTCTTTTTAATCTTTTGGGATTTAGGGCATGTTGCACGGTAATCAGCGAGGCTCATTGATGACATCAAGCACCGCCCTTTAATAAATGATCCAATTGATTAGCAATGCCGTTATAGACACGTGCCTTATCCTGATCGCCCAATAGCGTTAATGCACGGGCATCCTGTTTATACTTCTTAGCAAGGTCTTTAATGGCTCCCCTCAGATCCACTAAAGAATATTTTTTGATTCTGTTCAGACTCTCAAGTTTTCTTGATTCTTGTTCATTAGAGTCTTTGACCATTTCTTGAAAACACTTTTGACGATCTAACTCTATGGGCTTGATTAAATCTGGTGAAATAAGTTTTTCCATTACACGGCGCTGTTGCTCAATCCAATTACTGTCCATTCTTCACCTCATCAATGCGGTGGCCCACGGCTATTTCTTCTGGCTCAGCACATCTGAATCTATTCTTCTCTACCCAATGTTCACCATCGTTTAAAACCAAGCCCCAATCATCAATAAATCCTGTAATCTTTTTAACGGCTAAGTATTTAGCTTCTAACCCTTCATCAGTACAAACCACTAAATCATTTACTTGAAATTCATTAAGCTCACTCATGGCTCCACCTCATCATGTTCTTCACGCGCCAACCACCACAAAACCACCGCCCCACAAATAGCGGCTGTGAAAAATGAAATGAGTAAACCCCACGCTATAATCTCGAATTTGTTCATGCAGAATTCTCCCAATTGACGTCTATGAGGCTTGGTCTGAACACCACAACACAGCATCCAAAAGGTGCTTTTGTTTTAGAACCACCAAACTTTAAGCGACCACGAATAAAATGAATTTCCCTACCTAAGCAGTAATCTTGGAACCATCGGGCGTCCGTTCTAACTGGAACTAGTGCAACTACCGTATGCCCCTTACTTGCTGTTTCCGCTGCCTTAGCAACCCAATCTATGATTTCCTTGCCGTAAGGTGGATTCATCCAGCATGTCCCAGTCCACTCTTGCTTTAGTCCATCAATTTCAGGTGTTAAATAGCGCTCACATTTGGCGTTTTCTGGTAGAGCACAAACATCTAAATCAAAGTTAAATACTCGATCCAATTTTTCAAAAAAATCTTGAGGCGTTGCCCACACATCAGTCCGTTCTTCAGCTAATCCAAATAACTTGTTTTTAGTCATAGTGTTCATGCTGCTGCCCCCTTGCCTTGTTGAAATCCAACTTGAATGAGGTAAGGCATCCATTTTTGTTGTTGCGCAGGATCTGCGAGTTTTACTGCGATACGTGCGGCAAGTTGTTCATAGCTTTCCCCTGCAGCAGCAAACTGGCTTGCGAACCCAGGATGTTGTGAGAGTTTTTGAGCGAAGATATGAACCTGTTTGTCGCTAAGTTGATATAACTCCCCCTGCGAGACTCGAACCGGTGTTGCATTGTTTTGATTTCTAGCTTGCTCACGTGCTTGGTATTTACCACATGCGTTGATTAACCAATCTGCAAAGTGGTAATTCATGAGTTCATCACAAAGATTCTTATCGGCATTGTAGAGTTCAAATGCCCTTAACTCACGATCGAACCAAGTCGCATTTTTGATCTGCTCGTAAGTTTCCTGATCAGTTGCCAAAAGAATTTCTTCACGAAGTTTTTTTAAACTCAACCATGTTTTTTTATTTTTAGATTCATCTGATAGATTCCTTGATAGGTTCTGTGTCCCAATATTGGTACTGGTCTCGGTACCGTTTTTGGGACTGGTTGCGGTCCCAATATTGGTACTAGTACCGTTTTTGGAACTAGTTCCGTTATTGGTACTAGTCCCATTTTTGGGACTAGTTTCACTATCCTCTTCACGGCCCATCACACCAATTAACTGGTAAACCTTCACGCCATTACCTGTGATTTCACCTGTAAATTTAATAAATGAACCAGCTTCAAGTTCATCTAAAACTTTAATAATTGTTTTGCGGTTAAGAAGCGTGTCTTTGACCATGCGTTTAATGCTTGGGTAGCACTTGTGAGACTCTCCTGCTCTATCAGCCAATGCTAATAAGACAAGTCTTTGACTTGAGGTTTTAACCTCAGCTTTGAAGGCCCAAATGGATGCGTCTAGGCTCATTGTTCCTCCTCTTCAATAATTTGAATAAAGCTACCCAAATATCGAATTTTCTTAGCTCTATAGAGATTCGAAATAATCACTCCGGCGTGATAAAGCGGCATTCTGTGCTCTTGTGAAAGTGCCCACATAAATTCATCGCGCTTTACTGCCGCATTCCTTTCATCTCGATTAATACGGCGAAGGTTTTCCTTTCTCTTTTCAAGCAATTGATTCAACGTATAAAGAGCCGGCTCAAACCAGCTCTGGATTATTTGCTGTTGATTTGATAGATTATTTGTGTTCATTTGATTCACCTCAATTGAATGCCTAACCACTCCTGTTCCCGCAGGTAGTGGTTTTTATTTCAAGAATTTCCATAACCAAATCTTCTTTACCTTTTATTAAAACTTGTGATAAATTGACCTTGTTCATTTGTTTTTTCTTGGTTAAATGAACATGAAGCCTGATTGTCACCATCGGGCTTTTTTAATATCCAAGCTTTTCTTTTTGACCACTAATTTCGTCATGAAATAAGTCATCCACCGTTTCTATACGGTTCATCCAACTCTTAGACATAACTAAAAGTGCAGCTACACGTTCTTTATCAATGCTTTGATAATCTTTAGGAACGACTTTTAATCCAAGCAAACTCAATAGCTCGCAAAACATTTCAATCTCATTCAAGCCATTGTTTTTCTTGTCTGTTTTAAGTCGTGAAATAGTGCTTGGATCAACCTTTAAATGTTCAGCAATCTCTTTTTGATTGCTTATATCAAGGCCATGCAATATACGAGAGACGTCATTTCTGGCACTTGCAGATATATCAACTGATAATTTGCTCATGGTTAGGTCCTAAGCATTTGAAGTAGTTCGTTTGATTGGTTCTTTGCCATTTGCCAAATCTCTGATTTGGTATTCGCGAGCTAAAGGAATCTTTTCATTTGGCCACTGGTAAACAGCAGGTGGCTCAATTCCTAATAACTTTGCTAAGCCAACACCATTGACACCAAGCAACTCATAAGCTTCCTGTTTGGTCATTTGTGCAACCTCAAAAATAAGATTTCTTAGTATTAAAACAAAGATAACTTATTTTTGCAAGATGTAAGATAACTTATATGAAGAATCTAGAAACTATGGGTCAGCGTATTCGCGCCTTACGAAGAGAAAAGAAATTAACCCAAGGCGAGTTGGCAAAAATCGTCGGGGTTAGTGCGCCTAATGTCACTGGTTGGGAGAAAGATGCTTATGCTCCTAAAGCAGACCCATTAAGCAAAATGGCCGCTTATTTCGGAGTGTCGACTTCATATATAACTAATGGAGATGAAAGCGGACCTAAGTTGGATAGCACTGTTGCGCAATTGAAAGTTCTGGATATCGAAGCTTTTAAGAAAAAATACAATATTCCCGATAGCGAAGATGCTGTTAAATTTCTTGAAACACCTGTTAAACCATTCCCCACCCAAAAAAGATATGTTCCTGTTAAGGCTTATTCAAAGATGGGCATGGATGGCTATTTCACAGATATGGGTTATGAAGGCAATGCTGGAGATGGGTATGTTCCAACTCACTCAGCAGGACCAAGAGCCTATGGTATTAAAGGCACTGGCGACTCAATGTTTCCAGCTATCCGTAATGGATGGTATGTGGTTTGTGATCCAGATGCGGAACTCGTGCCGAATGAGTTTGTTCAGGTGTGCTTGAAGGATGGAAGATGCACAATTAAAGAATTTGTTGGCATAAATGGCGGGGTTTTAAGCTTACTTTCCGTGAATGGTGGTGAGCGATTTTTCTTTGAAATGGATGAGGTAGAAAGCATTACAGCTATTACTGACATCGTACCACCAAGTCAGCACAGACAAGAACATCCTTATTCGCATTAATCACAGGAAGACTTATGGACAATTCAAAACGACCAATCAACCAGATTATTGCTCGTATCAATGATGCTGCTAAACATGGTGAAGCTTTGGTGCTAACAGCCGAAGAAGTGAAGATCCTCTCTAAGGATATTGGTGATAAAGTCTTTATTCCAGTCCTTACAAATCAACAAGTAGTGCAGTTGGTAAAAGAAGGAAAACTGGGGCAGAAAATTAATAACACCAAAGATTAATAAACTGTGAACCCGACACAGTACTTTATAACGGTTCGGGAGGGGTAACAATGAGCAAAACAATTGTTAAAGAAAAAACAGTTCACTATAAGAAAGTGGATTTTTTAAAAGGTGCCAATTTAGGTCACTTGCTAAAGACGCAGCTACTTGATAAAGATTCTTTTTATTATAAGGCTAGGAATCGGCAACAATATGTTTCTGCAACTAAAGATGATTTTATTTTAATAAATCACGCTAGTTCACACCAAAGTATGTTTTTCGGTGAGCTAATTATTGTTGAGTCTGGAAAAGCTCAGGCCGTATTGAAGATTGATAGTGATGAAGCCACAGAATTTCCAATTAAAACCTACTTAACTGAAGATCTGCCAGATGACGAGGAAGAGTCATCAGAGGTTGCTCGTAAAGAATTTATTGATAGCGTTTTATATTTTGGTGTCATTGATAATCATGTGGCTATAATTCAGTCTCGGTCATTAACTGCTAGAACACTAGAATCATATTTGGGTTGGCTTTTGGGAGAAGCAGCCAAAGCTCTCCCAGAGAACAGCGCCTTAATTTTAAAGGATGCTCCAAACCCAGCAATCAAACAAAAGCTTGAATCTACTCCAGCAAAAACAATCTCAATCTCATCTGGGATTGGTTCAACCGAACTTCAACCCATTCATTCAATTGAATCAAATATTCCAGCCAAAATTGACTACAAAATAGAAGATAATGTTGTAGATGTTTTGAAAACGGCGTTTGGTGTAAATTTAGAAGAATTAAAGCTTGAGGATGGGTTGGATGATGCTAATCTTAAGCTGAAATTAACTCTAACTTATAACCGGCGCACATCAAAAAGCGGACAAAAAGTTATTGATACAGTAGCTTCATCTATGAGACATAATGATGACTATGTTATTACTCTAGAAGATGGAACAAAGGTTACTGCTGATAATTTAAAAATGAGTGGAAAGATTTCCGTTGAAACGATTAATAATAAAGTTTATAACGATGGGCTTAAAGTTCAGTTGTATAATTGGATGACCACCAATATTAATTTTGGCGATTAAATATGGCTAAACGCTACTTACCGTTCTATAACAATGCTAGATTTATTGCGCTAGTGTTAGTAGCCTTTTTTGTCATTTTTTCAATATCTTTCAGATATTTGGATTTAAATATCAGTATTAGCTTAACCCAATTTTCGTTTGTTTTGCTTTTGCCCTTAAGTCAAATTTATTTAGCCTATAAGGGCATGTTAGATGCACTCAAACTTGATGGATTAAGTCAGTCTGAGAGAGACAGATTAACTTCAACAGTAGATATACGAAGTAAGTCGTCCTTATATGTAGCTATTCTTTTTATTGTTATTGTTTTTAGTATATTTGTCCTAAATTCAATAAATTTACTTACTGAAAAGCATTTGTTGGCTTTAATCCTATCAATCGGGCTTTCTTCAATTGTTAGCTTTTTTTTGGCTTGGAGTGATTTAAGAGAAATCTCAATGTTGGAAAAAACTCTTAAAGCACGTAAAGAATCAAGGGAAGCTAAGGCAAAGGTACTAAACAATAAATAAATTTTAACGATTTATTATCATCCAACCCACCCAGTGTGGGTTTTCTTTTGTCTATTAAAACACAAATATAAGATTTCTTAAATCAAAATAAGATTTCTTATTGACAATAAAACTAAGTTTTCTTATATTTATCTCACAGACAACAAAAAGCACACCGACTCTCTGACCTTTCGATGTGCTTTTGCAAAACTGCGAGATCAATTATGAACGTAAAAGTTAACTCATTCAACTCATTTGCATTTGTCAGCATGGCTGCTCTTGCAATTTCTGGTGGTTCTTTAGTTGCTTGCCAGCTTCAACCAGCATTCCAAGCAAAAGAAGCCCCTTCTCTTTTTACACCTAAAACTCAACCAAGTACTTACGGTGTTTTAACCGCAAAAATCACAGGTAAACATTCTGGCGTTGCTGTCATCAAATTAGATAGCTTCCGTTTAAACGTTAGCTTTGACTTTGAAGCTCATCCAGACAGTTACGGCGTTCCGGGTTCTGAATTTACCGCTGTTGATATTACTCAACTCACTGTAAATGAAATCACTGATATTAACGGTAAGTCATATAACGATTTCACCGAATTTGAAGACATCCGAAACATCAATGACCTTCTAAAAGGCTTCATCGAACGTAACAAGTTGGTGGAGGCTTAAAGATGACTCATTTCAAAAAGCACCCTGACGGCTACAAGTCATTTTTAGGCCGTGATGATAAGGGCCTCTACTCTGTTCGTATTGGCTGGCAAGTGTACGCATCTAATGCTAATGGCTCAGTTCTTTACAAAGTTAAAGACGGATTTAAGACGCCTTTAAATGTGTTCAGGTTCCAAACTGACTATCCAAAAGTTTGGAATGAACTTACTCAAGAAATTGATTTTCAACGCAGAAAGCAGCTCGCTATAAAACTGCGTGAAACAAACATCCCTACTTATGACCGCAAAGCATATAAGCAAAAACGGGGTTTCACAGGCTCAAGATGAGGATAAGAAAATGAATGTATTTTTCCAAAAAGCTGAACGCAAGCAAGCTAAGTTGAGACTTGCTTTATCTGGCCCTACTGGTTCAGGAAAAACTGAAAGCGCCCTTAAACTTGCTACCGGTATTGGTGGTCGAATTGCTGTTGTTGATACTGAAGACAGTAGTGCTTCGTTATATGCAGACCGTTATGATTTTTACGCTGCGAACCTAACACCTCCATATACACCAGAAAAATTTACAGCCGCAATCAAAGCAGCTGAGCAGGCTGGCTTTGATATTTTAATTTTGGACAGTATTACTCATGAATGGTCTGGTACTGGCGGATGTTTAGAAATTGTAGATACCCTAACCAAAGGTAAATTTAAAGGTAATAGCTGGGCTGCATGGAGTGAAGTAACCCCACGTCATCGTAAATTTATAGATGCCATTCTCCATTCAAGTATTCACATCATCGTAACTCTACGCAGCAAAATGGATACGATCCAAACCGAAACTAATGGCAAGAAGAAAGTTGAAAAGGTTGGGATGAAGTCTGAGCAGCGTGATGGTATCGAATATGAATTCACTACTGTTCTTGACTTAAATGCGGATCATTTTGCAAACGCAACTAAAGACCGAACTCATATTTTCACTGAACCAATGATAATCAATGAAGGAACTGGCGTTTGTCTACGTGAATGGCTTCTCTCTGGTTCTGCTGATGCAACTATCGATGGAAATCAGTTCCTAGAAATTGAAGATCTTATGCATCGTGCTGGGATCAACATCGAAAATTACTGCTTAAAACGCAAGTTAAATAGCTTGATGGATCTTCAACAACAAAAGTTTGAAGAAACAAAAAATCAGCTCTTAAACATAATTCGCAAAAACGAACAAACTGCTCGTGAACACGAAAATCAATTGAGCCAAAGCCAGACGCATGCGGCAAATAATTTTGTAGAGATTTCAGCTGTACAACGTGATGAGCTACAGAACTTCATAGCTGAACGTGGCCTCGATGTAAAAACAGTTTGTGAGCACTTCGGCATAGATGCCCTCATTCAAATTGAAGCTGCAAAACTAACTGCAGTTAAACAAGAAATTGAAACCTTAGCGAAAACGGGGATGACAGCATGAAAATACTTAATAAAGTTGAGGCCAAACTTGCTTGGGCTAATGGTGAATTACTTTTAGTAAATAATACTGAGCGTAATGGCTGGGAACCATTTAACCCTTATGACTTTGGCTTTGATGTTTTTGATAAATTCGAATTTCAATTAAAGCCTAGAACTATTTTTATTGGTGAATTTGAGGTACCAGAACCATTAAGAGAAGCGCCAGAAAAAGGTTCTACTTGCTCTTACCCTAGCCCAACTGTTGAATTAGGTGTGCAGCAGTTTAAGTGGAATGGTTCAAAGGGACAATTACGCATGCTTCAGCATGGTCAAGTCCACTCAAGTTTTGATAATGCTTTTGCTCATTGCTGCGCGATTATCAAAATTAGCGGTGGTGAGTTTGCTGGAGATATTCTAAAACTTCTAAATAAGCCTACTGAAGAAGTCGAAGAAGAAAAGCCTTCAGAAAATGATGTTGAAAAAGCACAAATAATTGAGCCGGCTATTGAATCAGAAACCACTGATCCAGAATATCAGAAGAAACTTGATACCCTGCTGCAACGAGTTAAGGACTCAAAAACACCAGACGAAGTAAATGCAGTTTATCGATATACACGCACTTGGTCTGATAAACAAATGGAACCTTTGCTACTTGCAACTCACAAACGTCTTGAAGAGCTAGAAAAATCTAAGTCGCAAGCAAATGAACCACCTTCACTAATGGTCCAGATCCAAAACGCGCCCGACCTCACAACATTAGATGCTTTGGAAATAGATGTAGCCGCACGAGATCCGTTAATTCAACCAAAACTCATGGGTTATATAAGAAAACGCCGCTATGAATTAGAGAATCCTGCACCTACTCAATCTGAAGCTGAACCTGACTATCTATTAGGAGACAACTTCTAATATGAAAGATCAGTACAAGAAAGTAAGCCAAAAACACATGCTTGGCTTTATGTACTACTTGCAATTGCTGGGCTATGTAATAGTCCGGCAAGGCATGGATCAAGCGATGTTTCTAATCAAGCATTATGCGGTACCAGTCGCTTGGCGGCGAATAACAATCGACTATCACAACCGATTAAACAAACCCGCGCAGCAGCTTTATAAAGAGTTTGTTGAGTGGACTAAAGAAGAATATTTGAGGGCTTAGGTAATGGTTGATTTAAAAACTAAACAAGCATTTTGGGCTGAACAATTGCCCATATTTAAAGAAAAATATTGGATTCCAGGTCATTTGGATGTGTTGGAATTTGACATGGTGGGAGGTTGTTTTGATATTGCAGAGAATGTCAAAACCGATCTTAGTGAAGACGATCTTTTTGATATTTACCATCGTGTAAACAGCGGGTGGGCTATGTGGAAGAAAGCCGTTACTTTCATGCACGAAAAAGCTAAATCTCAGGCGGTGCCAGCACAAAAATTCTTTAGCCATGATTTTAATGGTGACGGCTTTAAATATCATGACTCTTTAGAAGAGGCACAAAAAGAAGCTGAATCAAGTCTCGATTGGTATAGGGATCGAGTAGCAGATGGTCACCATGTAGGTGATGATGGTGAATTTTATGAACTCTGTTACGGCGTTGTTATCGCATCAGCTGGGTATACAGTTGATGAAGTTGTTACCGAAGAACACCACAAAAAGGATGAGTTTACAAAATATGAAGTAGGAACGGAAATCTTAAGACTTCACTTTAATAAATGTAATAGCGAATCGGGAGCTGAAGGATGATTAATCAATTAAAACCAACTGAGATCATTCGGGATGAAATGGGTTGTTGGGTACATCCTGAATTTCTTAAATATCTAGATGACAATCATGCTGATCAAGAATGGTTAAGTCAAGGCGATTGGAATCAACTAAAGGAGCACTTCAATATTGTCACTACTCGACTTTATTTAGAAGGAAGTGTTTCTGATGATCAATTTTTGGAAATTATGGACTCATCGGATTTATCTAAATGGGATCCGATTGCACCACATGGTTTTTTCTTAATAGATATCGGTTTTACTGAAGATGGTGCAGAAGCTTTGTTTGCCAAAGAGAAACTAATAGAAGGAGCTGAACAGTCATGAAACCATTTTATTTAGTTTGGAGCGAGGGCCGCGGCAATCCTACTTATAAACATGAAAGTTATGCGAGTGCTGAACATGAAGCACATCGATTGGCGAAACTTAATCCTGGTGAAGAATTTCATGTTTTGGTATCAAGTTGCACCCTTCATATTCCTGACCCAGTTATTAAAACAGAGCATTTGGAAGACATACCTTTTTAAATATTTCTATTGAACATTCTTAGCAATGTTCTACAGGTGTAATCGCATTGCTGACCCTCTGTGATTACTCCTGAGAATATTGCTAGAACATAAGGTGTATAAAGATGGGAAAATATATTGTTGTTGTAGAGTCAGAAAAACCACCACAGATTTTTATACATGACGATGTACCAAACATCGGCAAGGTTTTAGAAATTAAAGCAGAGGAAATACCAAACCGTGTGCCGGTTTCATGGTTAATGGAACGGTATAATTTATCAAGAAAAACCATTATTGATGAATTAAGAGCGTTTAATCTTGGCGGTGATGGGAAGCACCTTTATAGTCCTGCAACCGTCATGCCAATTTTAGATAATCTGAATAAGGCTAAAGCCCAAAGGCAAGCTAGACGGAAAAATTAACAAGGGGCTTTATGCCCCTTTATTTATTTTGTTTTTAAGTATTTAAAATAAAAATCAGACATTTCTACAGAACAAAAAAAATCAAACTTTATTATGGAATCCCTCCAACTTTCCAAAACATCTGAACACTGCGGACTTGTACTTATAGTATAAAATGGAAGTTTAGATACAAACTCATCATTAATTTGCGAAATCCTAGTACTGTATTTCTCCAACCTATCCCTATGTTTTTCCAAAATTTCATTTGAGTCAAAAGTAGAAAGACAACTTTTATATTCTAGGAGGGATTTTTGAATATTTGTTAATTCTGATGAGAACAATCTAATTTCAACACAAGCATCAATCCATTTCTTTTCACCTTCTTGCACAGTAGAACCTTCAATTGTGGCAAACAACACCTGAGATTTTCTAAAATGTTCAAGCAATTTTGCCCCTTTGATCTTTAAATAGTCCTGATGCTGTTTCAATAGATTGAATTTATGCTCATCCTTCCAATCGGTATAAAAATAAAATGCAGCAGTAGCAGCAACAATTGTTGAAAAAGCAGAAAGATAATCACCATCAATATTAAATTGATGCTTAAAGAAAATTGAGCAACTTAAAAAAAATAAAAAGCTAAAAATTAGGGTGCATATAATTTTAAATTTTTTCATGTTAAATTTAGGTACCAATGAATAAGAATTATTTTAAACAAAATGCAGGCAATTTAAATATTTTATTACAATAAAAAGCCCTGCCACCATTGCGCCACCACTCAATTTTAAGCAATTGATTTAATTAAAATATTATAACCTTGCCAAGGTTGGGGTCGCGAGTTCGAGTCTCGTTTCCCGCTCCAAAATTCAAAAACCACTTAATTCGAAAGAATTAGGTGGTTTTTTATTAGCTATTGGTTGGCTTTGACTACTCAAAATAGTCAAAATTCGCATTAAAAAACGCTTTATATTTCCGTTGCGACACCAAAAAAAGTGGATGTCTTTTAGACATTCGCGAATTTTGGGGTCGCGGCGACACCATGAAATTTGGAGTGTTATTATGCAAAAACCGATTAAGTGCGGGGACGCGTGGCGCATCACTGTTCGTTATCTAGGCAAACGTTATACGGCTACTCGAGATACAGCGAATGAGTGTGAACAATGGGCCGCTAAAAAATTATTAGAATTACAATCTGAACAGGCTAATCCTGAGTCTGAAAAAATCCATATCTCCTTCTATGCCCTTTTTGAACAGTACTATCAAGAAGAAGGCAGAAAAATGAAGAGTGCCCGCTTAATTGTTCAAATACTTAAATGCCTAAAGAAAAAAGAATAA